TACCGCTGCTTACTTAGCTCAGGATGAGGTTGCTATGGAGGAGATCGCTACAGGGTTTGACGTACACAGTTACACTGCACAGGTTATCTCTGATGCAGGACAGCCTACGTCACGTCAGGAAGCCAAGGCTCATACGTTTGCACCTCTCTTTGGGGCTACAGGGTATGGCAGATCTAAGGCGGAGGAAGCGTACTACATCCACTTCAATGAGAAGTATAAGGGCGTAGCTGCATGGCATAAGAACTTGGCTGACGAGGCTATAAGGTTCAACAAGATTACTAACGTATCAGGGCGACAGTATGCTTTCCCTGATGTTAAGCGCAACGCTCGTGGCGGGGTATCACACTTCACTATGATTAAGAACTATCCAGTGCAGGGCTTTGCTACTGGTGATGTTGTTCCTGTTGTGCTGATCGAACTTGAGGAGAGGTTGAAAGGCCTACGCTCTTGCCTAGTGAATACTGTTCATGACTCAACTGTGATAGACATTCACCCAGAGGAGAAGGAGATTGTACTACAGATTATTGAAGACATGAATGAGGGCTTGACAGACTTAATAGAACAGGCCTATAACGTAAAGATGAATGTTCCGTTACTACTTGAATCAAAAATCGGGCCGAATTGGCTTGACGTACAGGATGTATGACGGTATAACTAAGACTCTTTTTTACTGTAATAAAGGATATACAGATGAGTACAGAACTAGCAACAACAGGATCGTCAAACCCATTGGCAGAGCTTATAGGTGAGCCTAAATCAACAACACAATCTCGGTCATCTCTAGCTCGTGTTAACGTGTTAAGCACAGCTATTAAAGGCGAGATTGAGCTTGGCGGTAAGAAGATTAAGACAGATGTTCTACCAGTAGGGTCTTATAAGATCACACTTGGTGATGATGTCTTCTATGCAGAAAGTGTAGAGGTCCGTATAATAACACATCGCTTTCAGTTTCAGCGGTGGAACGCTTCCACTAATGAGATGGAGAAGTCCGTTATGAGTCGCTCTACTTACAACGACTTAAAGGATAGCACTGGTGGATTTAACTTAGGCCGACCCTCAGGTTACATTGAGGATTGGAATGCTCTTCCAGAGGCTACTAAGGATATTATACGAAACGCCAAACGAGTTAAGATTTTCATGGGTACTCTCACAGTTAATACACCCCTTGACGATACGGGTACACCCATTTCTGGTGAGTACGTAGATATTCCATTCGTTATGGATGTTAAGAATAATGACAGCCTTAAGAGCCTTACAGCTACAGATAAAGCTATTGAACGTAAGAATGTTAAATCCCACATGGCTAAGGTTATTCTTCGTGGTGAAGAAGGCTCAATTCCTACGGGTGCAACCTATGGCTATATTACTTCTTCTCTAGGTGCGCTTGTACAGGAGTCAGACGAAGACACTGCAGCTATGATGAAAGTAGCATCTGACTTCTTAGATTATGTCAGCTACTCAAACGGTAAGATCATGGACCTACACAATGAGCGCTCCAATATAAGTATGAGCAAGGAAGATGCTGACCTTGTAGGTTCCATTATTAATGTAGAGGAGGCAGCATACTAATGACTCATCCTGCAGAAATAGCTGTTTTCTCTTTCTTGCAGAAGGCTATGGCTGGTGAGACTACTATGACAGAGGGGGTGGCTAAACAAGTCGCCTCCGATGTCGAGGATGCTTTGTACAAGCAGTTCTCTAGTGGCCCACGTGATGCTTTCCGTTTACGGATGTCTAATATCGGTAGACCAAAGTGTCAGCTATGGTTTGACAAGAATGATCCAGAAGACAAGACGCCCTTTCCTCCACACTTCTTGATGAACATGATCCTTGGTGACATAGTTGAGGCTGTGTTCAAAGGCATACTGCGTTCAGCAGGTGTAGAGTTTAAGGATAACGAGAAGGTCACACTTAAGTTACCTCACGGTCAAGAGATCAAGGGTGAGTATGACATGGAGATGGACGGGCGCATTGATGATGTTAAGTCTGCCTCACCTTGGTCATACGACAATAAGTTCGCATCCTTTGGTTCACTAGCCTACAAGGATGGCTTTGGTTACGTATCACAGCTTGTGGGCTACGCAGAGGCCGCTGGAAAGGATGTAGGAGGTTGGTGGGTAGTCAACAAAGCAAACGGACAGTTTAAGTATGTAGACGCCTCTGAGGACGTAGACAAGGAAGCGGTCCTAGCCGACATCCAAGCTACCGTAGATTACATCGACAATGATGAACCCTTTGAGCGTTGCTACGAGCCAGTGGAAGAGACGTTCTACCGTAAGAAGACAGGCAACTGGGTTTTACCTGATGACTGTAAGTTCTGCAGCTTTAAGCATAAGTGTCATGATAACTTTGAGACACGCCCAAGCATCCCTAGTAACTCCAAGAACCCACAACTTGTGGACTACACATTCATAGCAGAGGAATATCAGAATGGCTAAGATTAAAATCAACGACACAGACTACTACACTGATGACTTTAATGAGGATCAGATGAAGATGTATAACGAGATACAGATTGCATCTTCTGAGATGGATCGTCTAGCTTATACGCATCAAGTACTGGCAGCACGGCGTGAAAGCCTAGCTGGTATGATTGTACAGGCAGCAGAAGAACCCAAGGTTGACGATGCCAAAGACGAACCGGAAGCATAATTCTAGAACGTATCGCAGTGGCCTTGAAGTTGAGGCCGCTGCATACCTCAAGGATAGGCAGAAGATTGTAGCCTATGAAAAGTTAAAGATAGAGTGGGAGGATCTAAAGTATCGTACATACACACCCGACTTTGAGTTAGACAACGGTATAATAATTGAGATGAAGGGGTTGTTTTCCGCTGCGGATAGACGTAAACATATAGAGATACAACGTCAGCATCCTACACTAGATATTCGTTTTGTATTTAGTAATGCAAATTCAAAGCTCTACAAGGGAGCTAAGAGTAGATACTGTGATTGGTGCGATCAAAAGGGCTTTCTCTGGGCACATCGTGTCATACCAGAAGAGTGGCTCAAAGAGAAGGGCAAGCGTATGAAAGAACAACGTGTCAAAGTAAAGAGGAGAGAGTGATGGCCTACGAGATTAAAGCTGGTGACATAGCCATTGTATTGTCTCCTATTGTTGAAGATGGTGAGTGGACAGGTAGGATAAAGACAGGTATGGTATTTGGTTCTGCTGGATCTGAGGATGGCATGAGGGCTGCACTTGATGAGGCACTCACTATGTCTGCAGCGCAGCAGTTCTTAGAGCTTTACCCTGATGCGTGGGAAGACTTCGTAGAGTTACGTGGTAACATAATGCAAGAGATGTTTCCTGATCTGTATGCTGAAGCAGAGGAAGAGTTAGAAGCAGACAAAGCGGTTGAGGTAGAGGGTAATGTCTACACACTAGGCCGCTGGACTAAGACAGAGGGTAACGCATGAAGAAGTTTAGCGTTACCTTTGTTGCGAAGGTAGATGATAACAACAACATACTATCATCATACGAGGAGAACCACGAGCAAGACATTTACGACTTGATAACAGATGTTATATATGATGTAGATGACGTGGAGATAGAGAACTTAAATGTTAGGGAGAGACAATGATTACTCAAGAAGACATAGATGCTTTTGCTGCTATGACAGATGTTAACACCCAAGAGTATTCTTACTGGGTAGAAGGCATGATCGTTACAGAGGGAGAGACACGCTTAATAGAGAATGTACTAGGCTTAGTAGGTGAAGCAGGTGAGGTAGCAGAGAAGATCAAGAAGATGCTGCGTGACTCTAACAAGGTATCACCAGAAGAGATTGTACTAGAGTTAGGTGACGTTGCATTCTATATTACCTCCATAGCTAACTACTTTCACAGTGGCCTCACTGAGGTACTACAAGCCAACATGGATAAACTAAACAGCCGTGCAAAGCGTGGCGTTATTAAAGGATCAGGTGACAACCGATGAGCAATCAATTACCAACAGACTACCAATCATTCATTCACAAATCACGCTATGCTAAATACTTTGACGGTGAAGGCCGTGAGTCATGGAGCCGCACAGTAGGTCGCTACATGGACAATGTAGTACGCCATGTAACAGGTGAAAACTCTTACATTGATGAGATTGAGCAGGCCATCCTTGGTCAAGAGATCATGCCATCTATGAGAGCTATGATGACAGCAGGCCCAGCGCTTGATCGTGACAACACTGCAGGCTACAACTGTTCGTACCTACCCGTAGATGACCCTAAGTCCTTCGATGAGGCTATGTACATTCTCCTCTGTGGCACTGGTGTCGGGTTCTCCGTCGAGCGCCAGTTCATCAGCAAGCTCCCAGAAGTGCCTGAGCTGTTCGAGAGTGAGTCTGTCGTTGTCGTTAAGGACAGTAAGGAAGGCTGGGCTAAGGGGTTCCGTCAAGTTCTTGCACTCCTGTGGGCTGGTGAGATCCCTAAGTGGGATGTCTCTCGTGTGCGTCCTGCTGGTGCAAGACTAAAAACATTTGGCGGTAGAGCGTCAGGCCCAGCGCCTCTCGTAGAACTATTTAACTTTGCTGTGTCCACATTCAAGGCGGCACAAGGGCGCAGGCTTAGCTCTATGGAATGTCATGACCTGATGTGCTTCATTGGTCAGATCGTTGTCGTAGGTGGTGTGCGCCGCTCGGCTATGATCTCATTGTCTAATCTGAGTGATGACCGTATGCGTCACGCTAAGTCAGGACAGTGGTGGGAAACTGCTGGGCATCGTGCCTTGGCTAACAACTCTGTATCATACACAGAAAAGCCAGACATGGAAACATTCATGCGTGAGTGGTTGTCACTGGTTGAGTCTAAGTCTGGTGAGCGTGGTATCTTCAATCGTGAAGCATCCAAGAAGCAAGCAGCTAAGTTTGGTCGGCGTGATCCTAACTATGAGTTTGGTACAAACCCTTGTTCTGAAATCATTTTACGCCCATATCAGTTTTGTAACCTAACGGAGTGCGTAGTACGTGCGACTGATACCATTGAGGATCTTGAGCGTAAGGTTAAGCTGGCTACAATCTTGGGTACGATCCAGTCTACCATGATTAAGTTTCCCTACCTGCGTAAGGTATGGCAGAACAATACTGCAGAAGAGAGATTGCTTGGTGTGTCTATGACAGGCATCATGGACAACCCACTCATGACAAACTCTAACAAAGGATTGGATAAAACCCTTGAGCATTTACGTTCTATCGCTGTTGCTACTAACGCTGAGTGGGCTGAGTTGCTTGGCATCCCTGCTTCTGCTTCTATCAGCTGTGTTAAACCTTCCGGTACGGTATCACAGTTGGTTGACTCTGCTTCTGGTATTCATGCTCGTCACAGCCCCTATTACATTCGTACTGTGCGTGGCGACAATAAAGATCCTCTGACACAGTTCATGATTGACCAAGGGATTCCTAATGAGCCTTGCGTTATGAAGCCTGACTCTACTGTGGTGTTTAGCTTCCCAGTAAAGTCACCTGAGTTGGCAGTGACACGTAACGACATGACAGCAGTAGAGCAGCTAGAGTTGTGGCTGACTTACCAGAGATCATGGTGTGAGCATAAGCCAAGTGTGACTATCTCAGTTCGTGATGCTGAGTGGATGGCTGTGGGTGCGTTTGTGTATGAACACTTCGATGAGATGTCAGGTGTATCATTCCTGCCACACTCAGATCACACATACCAGCAAGCACCTTATCAGGACTGCACCAAGGAAGAGTATCAAGAGATGCTTGCCAAGATGCCTAGCAGTATTGATTGGGAGCTTCTCAATGAGTATGAGAGCGAAGACAACACAGTGTCTATGCAGACCATGGCTTGCTCAGGAGATAGCTGTGAAATCGTGGATCTTGTATGATGTATGTCATACTAAGCACACCATACTGTAAGTTTTGCACTAAAGCAAAACACTTACTGCGAGAGAAGAGGGTAGGCTTCACGGCCTACTCGCTTGACGATCCCAGCAGCAAGTGGCTGTTGACACTAATTAAAGAAGCAGGTATGACTACTGTACCTCAAATTTGGGACAACAAAGGTAATCACATAGGTGGTTACACAGAGTTAGTCCAACACCTAGAAAGGGAAGAAGATGCTTGAAATAATTCAATTCGTCATTGTCATGGCAGCAGGTAACGAGATCATTGACGCTATCTTTGCATTAGCAACAGCAAAACCTCCAGCATAATGTTTGCTCTGGTTATGATCGCTTTCGTTTCAGGAGAGGCCCCCCTTATTAAGGCTTCTCCTGATCTTTACAGGTCTTATAGTTCCTGTGAACAGTCGGCAATAAATATACTAAACATGCTAGTAGATGAAATGCCACCCAAGATCGCACGTAAGACACGTCTAGTTTATGTGTGTGCTGATGTAACAAAGGATATGTAATGCAATTAGATCTCTTTCCAGAGGGTGCTACAGAATCGTCAGAAGAGTGTACCACTATATTCTGTCGTAAGTGCCAAACAGAAAAAGCCCTTGACCAATACAGTCCTTCTATAGTTGAATACGAAACAAAGCCTCGTATTAAAGGGGCTTTTGGATTAGGTGGTACGGCACGGTATTGCAGAAGCTGCAGGGCTGAATACAAAAAAGGTGTAACTGCAGCTAAAATTATGGCTCCTCCAAAACCTACGGAATCAACACACTGTGCTCTCTGTAATGCGCTTACGCCAGTGTCTAAATTACATATGGATCATTGTCATGTGACACATTCGTTTAGAGGTTGGCTGTGCAGATCTTGTAATATAGGACTTGGTGCTTTAGGCGATAATGTAGAAGGTCTTGAGAGAGCAATTAAATACCTAAAGGATGGTCATGAATAATATTGAGCCACTAGCTAAGCCAACACGTACACGCCGCAAGACAAACTACAAGGGTGCGGCTGTCAAGCCTACCTCTGGTATCCTACCCAAAACAGCGAACCAAGGTAAACTCATTGAAGCTATTACTAACAGCAAGCAGGTGCTTATCCTTGGCCCTGCTGGTACTGGTAAGACATACGTTACAGCCACATGTGCAGCAGACTTGTACACACTCAAAGAGATCGACAAGATTGTTATCACACGCCCTCACGTAGCTGTGGGTAAAGACATTGGGTTCCTGCCAGGTACGCTTGAAGAGAAAGCACAACCGTGGGCATTGCCTGTGTTGGATGTACTGGTAAAGCATCTAGGTCGTGGCGCTGTTGATACAGGTCTC